GAGATTATTTTTGACATAAATTATTTATATTTAGTTTCTATTAAATAGTGTATTTACTTATTTTATGTATTAAATACTTTTAATTTTTGTTCTTACGATACTTATTATCTACAAATTTTAAGGGATTAAAAAATACTTCTCTATATAAATTTATACATAAATCTCTTTTACCAGGATTATAAATTAAAGACATGAATTATTTTAATCTTTTAATACAAATACTACCTTGGAAAATTGTTTATTCTTTTCCTTACATCTCCTACAGTATAGTATCCTTTCTTATCAGCATCAAATCCTTTATTTTGCGAATATAATTTACCTTGTGGGAGACCCCATAACGTGGTTTTTGCATTTTCTATACCAATAACAAAACTATCTGCTTTTCCTACTGCTGCAGGGAGGAAAGTGAACATGTAGAGATCGCCTATTGTTTTAGCTTTTCCTTTTATAGGTTTATAATACTCTTCAACTACTTCTAATTGTTCAACTCTAGTCATTTTTTTTATATCCGCTAATAAATAATTTTTCTTACCTATTTTTTTATATTGTCCACGTGGAACATCGGGACAAAACTGAATTAGTCCTACACATCCTATGTTGTTTTCAATAGAGGCACTTAGTCCAGATTCATGTTTCATAATTCTGTAAAGAGCATCTCTTTCTACTCCTAGTCTGTCTTCTAATTTTGCTACAGCTTCTATAAATTCTGGTTCAAGAGCAGATTTTTTTGTAAGTGGTTTGGATTTTTCTTTTGTAGGTAATTTCTTAATCTCCTCTATCGGTGCTGGTGCTTTTGCTTTTCCTTTACCAATAATAATTGTTTGTGCTTTTATATTAGTTACCCATCTATTATTACTTATATCATGATCAATACCTGTTACTATAAATCCTACTACATCGTTATATTTTTCTGGCATTATTCCTCTATTGATTGTAAATGCTTGTCCTTTTTTTAGTCCTCCTATTCCTTCCATCTGTATACTTACTTCAAAAGGAATGATACCGGCTGGGTTTTTGCCTTCTCCTGCTCCTGTTTCTAGAAACTGAATATGTGTAGTTGCATATTGACTATAGGCAGTTCTTCCTGCATCTATTTGATCTTTTATGTATTGCTTATCTCTCCAAAAGGAAGTAAAACCTTGCATGATTGTAGTTACTCTATCATCTTGTGCTTTTTGTCTTTCTGCTGTTATAACTTCCCTATCTTCTTCTTTTTGTCTTTGTTTTCTTTGAGTTATTATTCTATCTCTCAACCCACTATTCCAAGCAAGTAAGGCTTCTGCCTCTAATCCTACATCGGCTGCCGAGGCTTGGGCAGAAATTGCCAACATGGTTGTAATGGAAGGTGATAATTTAGTTGTAAAGTTAAATTGAGATACTGTTGATTTTAATCCTGTTATGTCTAATTTTGGTAATAATGTATTTTCTTCTGCTGCTGTCTCCAATTGCCTATCTACTATATAATATGTAAACTCTTCTTCTTCATAATGTAGATCAAGATTGTTAATCCCTCCTAATGCGTCATTAATCTTTTGTAAGATGGGCTGTATCATATTAACAAGTGTTCTTGACTCCTTAGGCTGTTCTCTTAGGCTTGTCATTACCTCTGCTACAAAATGAACACTTACGTAAATATTTAATATACTGTCTCTATCTCCATCAATTTGTCCTCTAATTATATCTATTGCAGTAGTTGCGCCAGGTAAATTTCCATACCAATAATCTACCGAATTAGTTGCTATCAGACAAATTCTAGGATCACTAGATACGTGTTTTGAAAAAGTTTTAAATCTCGAAGTACGAGTATTACTAGTATTTAGTTTTATGATATTTTTTTCAGTATCATCTATTAGTATTGCAGCGTTTATTACCCGGCATAGATGTTTTAGACTAAGCCATGAAAAATTACCTGCATCACCTGCTGTGGTTTCTGTTGAAGTATTTTTTACTGTAATCCCTGGTTGGTATAGTCCTTGTAATATGTCATCACCTGTGTTTACTTCTTTATATTTTTCCCAAAATTCTGGATATTTAGTAGATATGTCAAGTGCTGATGGAGAGTCTATAAAGACTTTCATTACATTCTCAATCATTGTAGCTGGTTTTACATTTGTTGCAGAAGCAGCAGGAGAATTGTCTGTTGTATTAGAGGCTACATCTGTATCGACTGTTAGGGATTCTATAAGTTCTCCTATCGAAACTATCGTTGTTGTACAATCATATCCTCCGTCAGGCCGGAAAGACCATGAGAAATTCTTTATAAATCCAAAGATACCATCATAATTGTATCCTGATTCTTCTCTTAGTTTTTCTATTTCATCGTAAATACCCTGTTTACCAGCTTGAGATGTTACTGATTTACCTTCTGAAGTGGTGGTTGTTTGTGGAAATATCTTAGTTACTGTAGATGGAACTTTTACTAAATTACCTGGTGAGGTATAATACAAACTATGTCCCCATTCCAGTAATGCAGTAAATCCTGGACGCATATATAATAATTCCAGGTTCTGTATCTGGTCTACATCCCAGCAATTGAAAGTAACAGTTGCTTCTTTTAGTGTTCCAAATTGTCCTACAGATCTGATTTGAACATTAGTTATACCGGGCATAGGCCTAAAGCCTTTACCTGTCCTTCCGTCAAAGGTACTGTAGGCTTCATCTCCAAATCTATTGATAGTTCCTCCGATGAGTATATACTCTTTTGCCCATTTGCTACTCCCTTGTATATTAACTCCTGATGTAAATTTAACCCAGCCTGTTTTTGAATTAAGGTATTGGAGGTCTTCATTGGTTCTACCACTTTCTATACCATGTTTATCTCTTCGAAGGTTTAATTGTGCTACAACTTTGGAGTTTAAAGGACCTCCGATTATTTTTGACATAACTATCTATTTTGTGCTACAAATCTTTCAACTATTTGATCTCTATTAAATGGGATTCTTATCTGTATTCCTGGTTCTAAAACTAATGAGGCTTTTTCTGAATTATTAGCAGCTGCAATAACCCACCACAACCTATAATCTCCGTAAAATTGCTCGGCTAAAGTATCATATCTATCCCCTGCAGTAGATATTACATAAAAATCATTAGGGGAAGGAGGTACTTCAGGGTATATAACAGTTGATCTGTATTCTTTACCTTCTATACTAACTCTTATCGGTACTCTGTCGTATCTTTTCATATTTTATATCTATATAATACCACTAAATACTATAATCCGGTTTGAAACGGTAATCCACCTGTATCTCTAAGTGAAGAACCTCCTACATTAGTATTAATTCCTTCTGGTAGAGTTGATGTAGTATCAAATCTCCGTACTCCTCCTGGGGAGGTTGTTATATCTGGTCGAACTATTGGTATTTGTGATGTAGGCGGGGTGTTTGTTACTGCTAATCCTGCTGGAGGTGGTACTCTAGTTTCTCTTACCGGATCAGATGTTATAAAGTTATTTATCCTACTAGGTGTTTCTCTTGTAATATAGTAACTAAGTCCTGTCTGTGGTGTAAACGTATGTATTGGAGTAAAGTCTAATTGACAATTTAATACTGTAGGTAACTGCTGCATTTGACTATCTCTCCTAGTCTCCATAAAAATATCTGCATCTGTGTTATCTACTTGTTCTGGCGAATCTAATACTATTTCCCAAGGGTAATCTTGTTCCCATGAATACTGTACGCTATTCAATACCCCTGGTAATTCATATACATAATCTCCTACGGTCATTTTTACAATTGTTCCTCTCATAAACTGTCCACTAGAAGCATAAGTTGGTGCTGTTGATGAGGCTAGAAGTATTATTTTTTGATATAATGGCTTCATTTCCTCTCTAGTTGCTGCTGCTATCTTAAAAGATAGTCCAATTTTTCTTTGAAAGCCACCATAGATTTGGAAATCTTCTGCTCTACCTAGGTATTTAACCGGGTTCCATTGTCCGGTATAATTATCGTTAAAACTGTCTAAATATGCTCTAAAATATAATACCTGTTCATCTTCTGGGGTCAGAATATTGAACTTAAACTTAATTATATCACTATTTTCGTTAAACTTTTTTCTTCCTTGTTCACTATCATATTTAGCAGTTCTAGGATATAGTGCATTTATAAGATCTACTTCTTGAGATTTATTTGGATACTCTACATCGGACATGTACCAGTATTTATTCTCTGTTTTTGCAATTTCTTTTTGAGGGGTATTTACTGCTCCTTGATCTCCTAAATTTAACCTAGACTGTTTATTAAAAAGTTTTTTCCTTCCTACATACGTAGTTTCAAGTGGAGCAAGTTCTTCAGGAGGTGCAGCTTCGGTTATTAAATCATCCTGGGTAGGTACGTATTCTTCTTGCGGGACTGTTCCTTCTGGTACTACAGTATCGAGAGGGAAGTAATTATTATTAGTTAATACATTTAAACCTGATGTATTAAGAAGAGTATCTGTAAAGGGATCGTAAAACTTAGACTCTATTGTACCGTTAATTGGCTCTCCTCTTAGAGCAAGTTGAGCACCTATTAATCTCTTATCTGTGTAATTTTCAGGGTTGTTTGGATCTCCTCCTAAGGCCTCTGGATCAATGTACCGATTCCTGTAATAGGTATCTCCTGCAAATCCATAAATGAAATGAGTTCCTGTTCCATTTACTGCAACCTGGGCAAGGGTGGAGGCGGCAATTCCTGCTGTTTTAAGAGCTGTTCGCCCTATCTGCTGGACAATGGCCCCTACCTTGGTTTTTCCTTCACTTCTAGCTTTTTCTAGTTTTTGAGAAAGGTTTACTTGTTGTAGTAGTGCTTGTTTTAACAGGAAATTTATACCTGGTTTATCTACAAGCATCTGGGCAATACGGGATGTATCGTCTATTCTCCTACTTATCTCCATACCTATTGTCCCTCCTAGTAAAGGTCCTTGCCCTATATCTTTTACTATATAGGGTTTTTCTCCAGCTAGTGGGACAGAGGTAAATCTCAGACTTGTAAGGTCTGTTTGTAAGTTAACTAACCCGTTTGCCATACTTTATATTACCCTGGTAGATTATTTATGTACGGTAATCCTTGTCCTGTTTCAGATACTGTAGGTGGTTGTCCATCTAAATCAAGTTGGGATGGTGGTGGTAGGTTTGGATCTAAAGTAGGGTCATTATTAATTGATGACTGATAATGTAAAGTAGAATTAGGGTTAGCACTTGGTATTAATGCTGGTGTTACTCCTCCTAATCCTAAATTACTTGATGGTAATAAATCTAATAGTCCCATAATTTATTTGTTTTTAATTTATTATAAATAGCTTATCCTACCGAATGTAGATTAAGTCCTATAGCTTCATTTAATTTATTTGGTCCTAGGTATATGTTCTGTCCTTGTTTAACTGCTGCTATTAATTCATCTATTTTTGCATAGAATGATGTTAATGGTACAACTGCTTCAGGACCTGCTTCTCCTACAGTTGCTCTTGTTGCTCCAGTTACTATACCTCCTGTAGCCATTTTTCTGGTTTCTTTTTGTGGTCCGGAACTTTTTAATGCAAGATTACCTAATGCTGCTGTAAAATCTGTAGGTACTAATTCAGCTAATTTTCCAGCTGCCCAGTTTAGTGGAGAGTATCCAAATGCTCCTAGTACTCCATCTAATATAGATAATGCAGTACCTATTGCAGGAATAAAATTTAATGATGCATTCATAATTGGATAAGCAGCTCCTTGTACTATTTGTTTACCTAAGTCACTTGGGTTTACCTGGTTTCCGGCTGCTTTTTGTGCTCTTGCAGCTGTAATTGCCCCATATACACTACCTACTGATTCTACTACGGTCATAACAGGTCCTACAAACTTTCCTATACCTTTAAGTGCACCTTTCATCGTATCACTTGCATAGTTTAATGGATTAGCTTTTGCTGCTACATCCTGTACTCCTGTTATAGCTTTACTTGCAAATTTACCTACTGAACTGCTTTTAACTGATTCGGCTATACCGCCAAAAAAGTTTCCTACCTTTCCTAATAATCCTCCACCACCTGAGGGTTTTGGAGTTGAAGTTTTTGGAGTTGAAGTTTTTGGAGTTGAAGTTTTTGTTGTAGGTCCTTTAGATTGGTCTGGCATGTCTACATCAGGTGTGTTCATTCCTTTTGGTCCTCTTGGTCCTCTAAAGGTCTGTATTCCTTGCATAACTGTTTGAGCTACTTGTAAGCCTGCCATTAGATATACTGCTTTTGTTAAAGCATCTATACTGTTTTGTAGCAATGTTATAGTTCCTTGTAATTTTTCTGGACCTAATTGTACAGTTAGAGCATCTACAGCTTTTTTCTGCTCTAGCATCATTCTTTCTTGAAGAGTATTTGCATCAACTTGATTTCTTAGTTTTTCATCGCCAATTTCTGCTAAAGCTTTATCCATTCCAACCTCTCTAGCTCTAAGAGATACTCTCTTTTGAAGATCTTCTAAAGACTGGGCATCTCTATATCCGGATTCTTTTGAGACAGTTTTTAATTGTTCTTGAAAAACTAACGAGTCTCCTAATTCGTCAGCTTGCATTCCAAGCATCTTTGCAACAGCTTCTTGCTCCAACCTATTCATCGCCCCGAACTTTGCTGCTGTAATTCCTTGGTTTGCTAGCTCGGTAGTAAGAGTAGTCATATCGTTAGTTAGAGCTGCTGCTCTAGCTCTTTCTAAATTGTACTCTTTCCCTGTTAATAGTTCTGCTTCTAATTCTGCTGCAATAGAGGATTCAAAATCAAGTAGACTGTCTGCTGTTTTTTCTACCTGAGACATATTCAGTCCTAGTGCTTTGGCTTGGTATACTGCTTGTGCTAGATTTTGTCCTGAAGCTTTATAACTTAGTTGTATTCTTGAGGAGGTATTTGCTATACCTTTTATTATTTCTCTATTATCTATTTGAAGTTTTTTCTGCCCATTTAGTAACTTAGTTTGAACGGTAATAGTTGCTGTATAATCTTTAGCATTCTTACCCATTGTCATAGAAGCTAAAGAAAACTGGGTAGCTTCTTCGTTACTAAGTCCCATTTGGTGATGTAAAGCTGCAAAATTTTCTGCCATATCAGCAGAAATTGCACCATTACTTCCTAGTGTACTATTAATTTGGTTTTGTGATTCGGCAAATCTCTCTGCATTAAAATAAAGTTTACCTGATGCAAGACTGGCTCTTGCCATTGCATCGTTCATCTTATAGGCTTCTAATTGAGATACGCCTAAGTTACGTTGCATGGCAACTGTTCTCTCGTCTAAGAGTACAAACTCATCGACTGCTTTTCCTAGTACAGCTCCTAATGCTGCTTGACCTAATCCGGTAGTAAGTTCTTTTGCACCTACTCCTAAAGCTTTCATTTTACTACTGCCGTCTGCTAAGCTGTTTCTAAACGCTTGAGAGGCTCTGGTCATTTCCGGAAGAGCTTTGTTCAGGAACGGTATCCTGTCCATCATCTCCTTGAAAGGTGCAAAAACGTCTATCTTGGATATTTCTGTAAACCTTTCCTTTACTTTCTCTACATGCTTGAGGTTGGATTCTAACGCATTGTCTACGTCTTGTAAAATTTCAAGAGTTTTCTTTATGTGCTTACTTTCTTCTGCAGTAGCAGAAACTAGCTTATCTTCTAACTCTAAAATTTTAGCTTGAACTCGAGACTTATCTTGCTGGACTTTGCTTATTTTTTTTTCAATCTCAGCTTCTGCTTTTTTATTTGCTAGCTGTTTTCCTGTAATTCCTGATAGTTCTTCTGCAATCTTAACAGAGTCTTGAAAAGCTGCTTTATATGCGTCTGCTGATTCTCCTGTAAATTTAGCAGCTTCTTTTGCGTTTTTCCCTAATGCATCTGCTAGTTCTTTAAGTACAGTAGTTAGGTTTGAAGCCTCTTTAGCAAAGTTCCTTAAATCGTTTGATGAGTTTTGAATGTTTCCGCTATTTGCCATTCATGTAGAGTTTATTTATAAATAGTAAAAGGTATCACTTTTTTGATACCTTTGTTACATATGAAGCTTCTGTGGTTTGCCTTTTCCTAAGAGCTTGTTTTAGTTCTTGGGAGGTTATATTCTGTGAAGGAGTATTGTTACTGTTTTCTTTTTCCTGGTAGTGTTCGTAGAGTTTGTTATATGTAAATCTCCTCAACCAGATTGGCATGTTGTAAATAGCTTCCCAGCTATACCCTCCTTTTCCATAAAAAACTATATCGTGTATCTGTGTAAATACTGTAAGTCTATACTCTGGCGTCAGGCCAAAAAAAGTTAACCCCAATTGGTAAATCGACGACCTCCTCTTCGCCGTTTGAATTTACTACTGTTATAGCTAAATTTAAGTCTGGGTTTATTTCATTATAGTATTTTCTAAATTCTCTAGCATCTCTAGCTAAGAAATAATTATTTACAAATTCTCTGATATCTTTTTGTTCTCTACTACCGTTAATTGATGTTATTAAGTGACATAATCTTACGGTAATTTCACTTGTATTCTCTTTATTAAGTTTCTGCAATCCTTTTACTTCCTGAGTTATTTTAGAATCATCCCCTTGGGTTAGTAATTTAAAAGTTATTATATTTTGCGTGCTTGGTAGTACGTATGTAAATTCATTTGTAGTTGCTTTTTCTAGTTCTGGAGAGAGAGGGTTTGGTTCTATTGTACTTAGATCGGCAACTTGATTAATTCCTTCGTATTCAAATTCGTAATCTTTACCGTATGCTAAAATTCGTGCAGCTACCATCATAGCATTTTTATCGCCTACTAGTAGTTCATTATAATCAATATCTGTAACTATTAATGATTTTAGTAGCTTATCTATAACTACTCCTTGTTTAATATAATTTGCATTGGTTAAAATATCTTCCTCCTTTGCAGTCATGTATTTCATTTCAATTTTACCAGAGCGTAAAGGAGAGTTTTCTGGGTAAAGTAATCCTTTTGAGGGAAGTTCTACTATTTCAGTAGGTAGCTTAAATTTTTGTTCCATAAATTTTATTTTGTTAAAACTAGTTCTATATATAAATATAATAAAAAAAACTTTTTAAAACAACAAAGCCTGGATAGACCAGGCTTTTGTTATATTAATATTAAATTGATTAATAATTCAAGATACAGTAATCCATTGCTACTGTAATTCCGATCTCTACAATACTATCTGCATTTGTCCAGTCAAACTGACCAAAATCACCTTTAGTTAAGAATGCACCTTTTAGTATCCATTCCCCTACAATATCTCCTACAGGTCCTAAGATACTTAAAGTTACGTCTTGTTTGTAGAAGTCAGAGTATCCGGCACGACCTGTTACTGATTCATATCCTAGACGGGCCCACTCCATTACTGCTTGAGCTCCTGAAGGTGTAATCGGTGAATATAGAGTCATATCCATATCCTGCCACTCTCTTTTACCTCTAATTTTTCTATATGAGTTGATGTGGTCTAGTTTGATTACTCCATCCTGCCAGGCCGGTGCTTTAACATTCTTTACCATGAAGGCAGGAATGTTATACATTTGCATGAAGAATCTATGTTGAACCATCGGTTCAAACTGACCGAACATTATTTCATTTGGATCTAATACTGCCATTGTCTTATGTATTTACTTTATTATAAATATACCTTGTTTTAAAATTAAGCGAATGTAGCTCCAGTTGGTTCAATTGTAAAGTCTAGCACCACAAATTCAATAGTCTTGGTTGGTTGGATAAAAATCTGACCTATTAGTTGATTTCTATCTATTACATCTGCTGTATTGTTTGTTTCATCCATTACTATTCTGAAAGCATAAAGACCTTGTCTTTGTACTACTGATTCAAGATATGGAGTAACTATTGATATGAATCTGTTTCTAGTTACGATAGTATTTTGTTCGAATACTAAGTTTCTAGCTTGATCTCCAATGAACTTCTTAAGCTCAATTAATAATCTTCTTACATTTACTCTATCTAAAGCAGATGCTTTAGTTTGTAATGTTTTCTGTCCGAATACTGATATACCTGTTCCTGGGAATGTAGCGATTGGATTTACTTTCTTTAGGTATAGATTATCTCTATCTGCTTTTGTAAGTTTTCTTTCAGCTTGAATAACTCCTGCCAATCCTCCTCTTACAAGACCTGCTGGTGCATACCATGGTGCTGTTAGGTTATCTGTGAATGCATATACCCCTGGAATTACTGTTCCTGCTGGTACGTATTGATTTTTACCTGTTGCTGATTGGATTTGTACCCAAGGCCAGTAAGTTGCTGCATATGAACTGTTAATACTATTTGCTTGAGCTGTTACTGCAGATACTGCTGATCCTGTAGCTACTAGATCTACTACTGCAATACAATCTCCTCTATCTTCTGCTAGATTTATTATTGAATCTATTACTCCTTTAGCTCCGGCATGAGATGGTCCATTTGCGTAAATCAATCCTGGAGCTGTAATTATATTGAACTGATAATCATCCTTATTTGATAAAAGTGATAGTGCGTTTGTGTAATTAGCACCTACCAATCCTTGTATATCTGT